GTATTGACTTACTCGAAGAGCAATACAGGATTAACGAAAAAGAGGAAAATTAAAATGAAAAGCCAAAAAGTTTTAACATACAAGGAGTTTTTAGCTACGGTAGAGCCACAGATGTTTGAGGAAATCCTAAGTAAAAATGGGGGAAATAAAACAGAACCCGCCAAGATGCTTAAAATGAATCGCGGGACATTTCGCAAGAAGCTTAAACAATATGGTTTGCTGCAGGAGAATATTATGCCAGAGCTATGCAGAGTTAGCATCGAAGAGCGCAACAATGATCGCGAGACATACGGTGATGTAGATTGGTGTGCGAAATCGATAGCTGAACACAAGGCTTTGAAAGTGCTATTATTGACAGGTCTTGATGGTAGGCTACAAGAGTGGCTTGAGGATGTATATCAAGAGTTTTCCGACCTTGTTGATAACGGTGGAGCAAGGGTAATGGATCGCTATTTAAGCGGAAAACTATCGAAAAAGCATATGGATATAGTTGAGGAAGGGGCGGCGACTTTGGCATCTATAATCTTGGGGTAATACTGTATTTTGCGCTATAATATTAGCTTTAGGGGTTGATTATGCGAGCTGCTGCAATTTTATTGATTACTTTATTGCTCCACTATCTGGCTGTACTGCCTCAAGATAAGTATCTTTACTATGTCGCCGCTGCGTCATGGTCAACAATTTACTGCGTTATAGTCTTAAAATTTATCAGAATAAGAGAGTCTATGGCTCTGGCTTATATTGAGCTAAGTGCAATTATTTACATGCTTTTAACCGTGTCAGAGATAGGATTGGCGCCTAATTCAATCTGGTTGCGCGAGCATTATGCTGATATAATGGAGATAATGTTTTTAGCTGAAATTTTTGTTATAATAGCCGGAGGTGTGAGTTATGGATCTGCCTACATTTCTGGTTTATGGCTCAATTTTTGTAATCTTTTGTCATCTTTGCATCGTTATATACGCGATAATAGGCACACATTATGCATCACGACGCAACAAGCAACCTGATCCACGCAATCGACGAATATTTAAAAAGTAAGATAAATGTCGGGGTTAGCCTCACTATTGCAGGGGCACAGGTAGCGGCTCCGCTCGCGGTTGATGAGGTTTTTGATTGGGTTTTTGCCTTTCAAGGCATTGGTGCGGTCTACATAACGATGCAAATAATCTACATGCTGTACAAATTCACAGTTTTCGTTAAAACATCACTCAAAAAAGAGGTTTAATATGCCAGCAAGTGGAAAGGGTAACCCAAAAACTGAAAAAGTGGTAGAACCAGCCACCACAAAAGAAGTTAAGCCAAAAGCAAAGAAAGATAGCAAGAAGTAGTCTGGCCGTGTACCAGTCATACTTTAGTACATAGCTGGTACACGTCACCATCAATAACAACCTTGCGGGAGAAGTCATTAGTCTGCGTCCTTGCCTTTATCCTATCCTTGCACCCTTTACACGTCTTTACTCTACCGTCAGCACTACGAGATGCTAACAAAACTAACGGTAAAAATAACCGACACTTGTTGCAGTAAAATTCGCTCATAGTTGCTCCCATATAGTTTCGACCACAACGCCGCTCACTTGGATAAAATTTCCGTTTTCATCGCGAACGTTAACCGTTGTTGTATCACCGACTTCAACATTAGCGCCATTCGTGAAGCCTACAGTTGTTTCGCCATTTGTTTCTATTACTACGTACATGGTCATGCCTCAAAATTACCAGTTATTTGATTTAAAGCCTTCGCCGCCATCGTTTACTACATCGTTCCAATCGCTCTTATTTGCTTTTGGTACCGATGTAGCCTCAAGGTTTAGCTTGTAGCTTATCAGATGGCCTCTGCCTGCGGCAAAAGTTGCATCTTTCATCGCCTGAAAAGTTGCATCAGTCATAAAGCGGCGATTATCAGTAAGTACAACATCTTCAATCGCGCCGTTTTTACGCATAATTTTAACGGTTGCACTTATTACTTTTCCGCTGTTTCCGTGGATTAATTTCATTCTGTCACCTTTTTGCCAAATTCATCAACACCCAAAGAAAAGCGCATTAAAGCGCTCCGTCTTTCTTGTAGCTAAAAGTTCTTTTTACTTCAGGCCAATCGTTTTGAGTTGTGTTTTCTTTTTTTACTTTGTTCATGGTTTCAATTGCTTGGGTTAGTTCTTTTTGTGCTTGGGTTAATGTTTTCATCTTAATCACCTTGTCTGTTTGCCTCGCGGTATTGCTTAGCTCATGTGTAAATATTAACCCCGCGACTTTAATTTATCAAGAGGAGATTTGTAAAGAACTGTAAAGATGCACTTATTACAATATTTGTCAAATGGTGGTATAATGGCATAAATTAATTGAGGCTTTATGAGATGGGCAACCATTATGAGAGGGTATTATGGCTAGTAACGGTTCGGGATTAAGCGCGGCTGACAGAAATAGACGCATAAGACAGGAAGCGCTAAGAGAGCAATTGTCAAGCAAGGGGCTCGTGCAACAAGTTATTGAAATAAATGCCAAAATGGCAGACTTAGCAACTGAGCTACTGCCAGAGCATGTAGCACGCTTAAAGATAGCAATGGACGTCAATTTAAAGCTAGTCGCTAAGTACCTGCCAGACTTAAAGCAAACCGAATTGATAGGCGACCCAGAACAGCCTGTTGAGCATAAGCATACTGTAGGATGGGTCCTAGAAGGCGTGAAGCCTAATGTCGATTAAGATTCAAGTCCCAGATAAGCTAATCCCGCTTATCATCAAGCCAAAACCTTTGAAGATTATTGTGGGTGGTCGCGGCTCTGGAAAGTCAGAAGCAGCGGGCTCTTGCATGTTAAAGTTTTGCGATGATGGTGAGCGTGTGCTGTGCGCAAGGGAATTTCAAAACTCGCTCGATGATTCTGTTCACTCGCTACTAAAGCGCAAGATTGAAGTATTAGGCGTTTCAACTCTCACCCCGATGGCTTCTGCTATTCAATCCGCAGCAGGCGGCGATATTGTTTACCGTGGCCTAGCCAGAAACGTCCAATCCATCAAGTCGCTAGACTACATCAAAAAAGTTTGGATTGAAGAGGGTCAGACGGCGAGCCAAGAATCAATAGATACTCTTTTCCCAACGATTCGGCAAAACGGTGCAGAGATATGGGTAACAATGAATCGAGGTTCGGTCAATGACCCTATCGCGGTAACGTACCTTGCAAAAGCAGAGGCGGAGCTAGAGCGCAACGGCATCTATGAAGACGACTATATGATAGTTGTTGAACTAAACTGGCGCGATAATCCGTGGTTCCCAGAAATACTCAACCAGCAGCGGCTAAAGGCAAAGGAAGAGTGGCCTGCTGCTAAGTATGATCACATATGGGAAGGAAAATACGGCGACATTATCGAGGACGCCATTATTGAACCAGCTTGGTTTGATGCTTGTATAGATGCACACCTTAATCCTAAGTTTGCTGGATCGTGGGAAGTAAAGGGGGCGAGGATATGCGCCTTCGACCCTGCTGATACTGGTGACGCTAAGGGGTTCGCCGCCAGAGTTGGTAATGTTTTTGTAGATGTGTGCGACAGCACGGCGGGTGATTCTGATGACGGCCTAACGTGGGGGAGTGATAAAGGGCTGGCTTTCGGCGCTGATGACTTTGTTTGGGATTATTCAGGCATCGGATCGGGAATGCTGCAAACTATCCGCAAGCGATTCCAAGGCAAGGCCGCAAAGCTGCTGCCATTCAATGGCGCCGAAAAGCCTGAGAACCCAGATGCACCATACATAACGGGGGACGGGAAAAACAAAAAGGTTCGGGATTGCTTCATAAACATGCGTGCCCAACGTTATTGGGAATTATCGCAAGCGTGTTATAATACGTACCGCGCTATAATCAAGGGCCAGTATGTCGACCCTGATACAATGGTTAGTTTTTCTTCTGATATTAAATGCATCCCTCGGCTGCGCTCTGAGCTGTGCAGAATACCAAGAGTTAGGCGCGGTGATGGAGTCTTTCAGGTGATGAGCAAAAAGGATATGCTAGCAAAAAAGATACCGTCGCCGAACATGGCCGACTCAGTTATGATGTGCATGTATAAACCCAAGCCAAGCGTAGAGATAGAGCTTAACTTTCAAACCTATTATTGAGGCCCGATATGGACTATACAGATCACGCAAAAGTATTATCTCGCAGGGCACAGGCTCAAGAGGCAGAACGTGACCGCAGAGACTTGGCGCGCGTTTGTATGGGTGCCTACTATAATACCGATGGTTTTTGGGAGCAGTCTATACTCAGCAATTGGGACGGAAAGCCTAAGTATTCAATCAACGTAGTGAAAGCCAAGCTGAATAGAAAATATGGCGAGTTGGCAAGTAACGAAATACAGATAAGCGTTAAGCCCAGCAATGGCGGCAACAAAGAAACAGCAAAGACAATGTGCGGGCTGATGAAGTCAATTGAATATCAAAGCCAAGCCGATTATGTTTATGACCGAAACTTGCTTAGGTCGCTTATTTCTGGGTATGGCGCTGCAATTGTCGAGACCGACTACGGTGACGACTACTCATTTAATCAAGAGCTGTTTATCCGAGACATTCCCGACGCTGTTAATCGGGTGTGGTTTTTTGGCAATTGGGTAATGCCTACCGGCGAAGATGCCGAAGCGGTTACAGTTGATCATGTTATTGAAGAAGATGAGTTTAACGATACTTTCAGGCTAGAACGTAAGTGCGCAGGTCTTGGCACCGACTCAGACAGTAATAGTTACTACCACACCCGCGAGGGAGAAATAATCTCTCAGCTTTTCTACAAAAAGTACGTTAGCGAGACTATCTATCAATCCGAGACGGGCGCGGTATTGACTGAGGACGACTACAAGAAGCTGAAAGCATCCGGCGTAGACGTAAAAGGTTTGGCGTCAAGAACCCGCAAGATTCCCAAGATTTGGACACGCTGGTATGACAACACAGGCTGGCTGAACGAAGCCGAGCAAACCGTGTTCGATACAATTCCCGTCTCTCCAATCATGGCGAATTTTGATGTTATCGAAAACAAGCCGCTGTGGTCGGGCGATATTAACGATGTGATTGATCAGCAGCGCGTACTCAACTACACGATAAGCAAAAAAGTAAGCGATGAAGTTCTTAACGCTAAGAAGAAGATCTGGGTTAGCAAAAATGCTTTGAATGACCCAAAAGCAATGCAGCAGATAAACACGTACAACACCAATAACGACCCTGTACAACTATACGTACCACAAGTGGATGAGCCGCCGCCGTTTGAGCTTGGCGGTGGCTTGGCCAGTCCCGCAATGGATAGTATCATCCAAACGATGTTTGATTCTATCGGGCAGACAATGGGGCAAAGCGGAATGCAGGAGGGCGTTAATACAAGCCAGCTAGCATTTGAGTCTATCGAGGCTCTACAGCATAAGGGCGACATTGGATCTATCCCATATTTCAACGCCTACAAGTGTTTTGTGCTTCGTATTGCGAAAATCTGTATTGGCGCTATGGCCGCCGTGTATGACACCACAATGACCAAGCGGATTATTGGTGAGGGCGGCGAATATGATATGGCTGAGCTCAATAAGACCGTGCTAGCTCCAGACGGCCAAGAGGTTGTCATTAATGACATGTCAGCAGGCCAATACGATGTTTACTGTGATATTGGCATGTCACACTCCACCAAGCGAAGCCATGCAGGTCGCGCACTGGTAGAGATGGCGCAATACGATCCAACTATCATCCAAAACAACAAAGACATCTTGCTTGGTTCGGTTGATGCCCCCGGCATGGATAAAGCAGTTAAGCGCGCACGCATGGAGATGTTGCAAGCTAACAAGCTAACGCCGGACGAATTAACAGATGAAGAGATGGAGATTATGCAGAAAATGCAATCGCAGCCTCAGCAGCCTGATCCGATGGCAGTAGCAGCGCAGGCGGAAGCCGATAAAGCTAAATCAATGAATGAGAAGGTTCAAGCTGAAACGCAACTGGCACTGATCAAAACCGAGCAGGCCCAACAAAAGATGGATTTCGAGCAAGAGATGCAAAAAATCAAAATGCTGGAAGAGCAGAACAAAAATGCTATAGATTCTCAGCAAAAAATGGTCAGCATGATGAACACAATGGCCGATACTCTAAACAAAATCAGCCAGTCCATGGGGGTTGATGCAATTGCCAGCCCTCAAGCCGCGCAAGCCTACAGCAACACAGCCGGAGAGATTAACGATTTAACCCGTCAAATGTAAGGCCGTGACACCGTGCCAATCGTTTGATATAATGACCACACAGCGACCCATGAGGTTTTGATATGAGTGATAGCGACCTAGACTACGAAGCAAGCCAAGACGAAATTCTTGATGATGATAGCCATGACACTGGTGACAATTATGAAGATGACGCTGAGGCGGACGGCGAAGTTAAACAGGTAGAGGAAAAGAAGCCGAAAGTATCCAACTTTGTCGACTTTGATCGAGATCTTAACGAGCAAAAAGAGATCGTAAAAAGCAGATTAGGTGAATATCATCGTGTTTCAATGACCACGCAGCGAGAGCTGGATATGGTCAAAGCTGAAAAGGCTGCTTTAGAAGCTAAGTTAACCGAGTTTTCCAAGCAAAAAGCCCCAGAAATCCCCTCGATTGATCTTGCTATAGACAATCCGAGAGAGTTTGAAAGGCAGCAAAAAGAGTT